CAATCGCACCAGTTCCGCTGATGCTGCCGGGGCCACTCAAGATTGTGCCGCTTGCAGGAACAAACGCGCCTGTTGGTGGAACAGCAGCGTCATAGATACCAACTAGGAATGTCGTTGAAGTTCCGGCGCGAACCCAGAAAGTGAGCGTGTAAGTAAGACCAGCGGATACAGCAAATGACGAACTATTGACTGCTGAACTTCCAGAAGTCGCGTTTGAAGTGATTCGCGGGACACCCGGATTTCCGAATGGATCATTCACCGATGTATCGAATAGATATCCGGGATTTAGTTGCTGGCTCCACCCATACAGAGTCGGGTCACACAATTCGCTCCCCGTCACCAAGTTCGCGTCAGCCCATTGCACCAACCCCTGCGAGTTGATGAAGGTGGCGTTGGTCGTGCGCGTGAACTGAAGGCGCGGGTCGAGGACGCCCGTGGTGAAGTCGAGCGAGAGCGTGGAGCCGTCATCCACCGTGCCCGGAAAAGGGATCAGGGTGGTCCTGCGATTGTGCCGAGAAGCGATGATCTTGCTCAATGCCATGACGGCTCCTGTTGATTACTCAATCACCCAAGCGTTGTACACCAGACCACCGCCGTTGACGATGCGGACTCGCAGCATCTTCACCAACGGAACGACTCGGCACCACGAATTGGCATTGCCGTTGATGTAGGTGGTATCGCTGGGCTTCATGGGCTCAATGTCGAACCAAGTCGTACCGTCATCCAGCGAACCCTGAAGGAAGGCCGCGACGGTGCTGCCAGCAGCCAGACGGGACCCGCTGTGGGTGACAATCACCGTGCCATACTGGTCAGGCTGGAGATCCGGTGCGACCGAGGAGGAGTCGGTTGGAGAGGTAGAGATCGTCTGTGCATTGATGACGCGAATGACTGCCATGTTGTTCCTTTAGGAGAGTGCTTTCACAATGAGATTGAGCGCAACAGAGACCCCAGCCCCGACAGCCGCAGCCATGCCCATAGCAAAAGACCGCGAATGCTCCAGTTGCCGTAGTCGTTCTTCATGGTTCTTGATCTGGTCTTCCTGCATTCGTTGCATCTGGATCAGCGTGTCTACCTTGCCTTCAAGGCGACCGATGGCCAGCATTATTTCGGACTCGTTGTGGAGGCTCATGCCGGGGCCAATCCGCTGACGAAGTCGAACTTGATGATGTAAGCCACGGTTCCAGAGGATACCGTCAGTCCTCCCGTGACATTCGGGAGATTGAATGTGGTCGTGCCGTTGCCGGAGCCAAAGGCCGTGCCGATGATGCTAAACAGGGCTGCATACCCGGTACGGCTCACGGCTGCTCCGTTGCAAGTCAGGAATCCACCGGGAAGAACTGTGCCTCCGTAAGGCAGGATGGTTCCAACCGGGATCGCGTAGTTGACCCCGATGTTGCCCATGGCATCTTCCTGAGTCTCCTGATCAGCAGCCATCTCCGACAGTTTGTTGGCGGTCTTGAGCAGACCAGAGGTCATTGCGGGATTGAGGATGGTCGGCATGTGGATCCTTTAAGCAATGCGGATGGCGAAGCCACCGATCTTTTGACCGTTTGCGGCGGTGTAGCCGGGAATCGTTGAAATTGCGGCGTTGTGAGCCATGGTCGCCAAATGCGATGAGTCATATGCTCCAGCCCCGCCAAAGACGAACCAAACAACCGCCCAAGTTCCGGCAGTAATGTTGCCATTCACCGTTGAAAGCAAGGTCGTTCCGGCGGATGCTCCAACGGTGTGCGACAGCGGAACCCAACGACCAACCGCACTTCCAGCCAGTACGGGATATCCAATAGCGTCGATGGCCGCCTGTCCTTCTCCAACGGTCGTGGCCGCAAGGACTTCTCGACCGATGGAGGTGCAAGTAATGGCCGTGGGAGCCCCGGTGGTCACCGCACCAAGAACGCGGTCAGCATTGATTGTCTGGAGTTTTGCCAGTTCAATTCCAGCCCCGGCAGCAACATCAGCGGCGACAATCGTGTTCTTGATGGCCAACGCACCCAGTTGAAGAGTCGTTCGCTGGGCCTCCGGATTGGCATCATCAAGCAAAGCCCGACCAGCAGCGGTGCAAGTGATCTCTTCCACATCTCCCGCACCAGCAGTAGAACGCCCAAGCACCTTATCGGTAGCCGAGACATTCTGCATCTTGGCGTAGGTCACGGCATCGTCAGCGATCTTCGCCGTGATGACCGAGTTGGCGGCCAGTTCATCAGACCCAACGGCACCCGTGGCAATCTTGGCGGCAGTCACCGAGTCGTTGACCAGCATGGCCGAGGTGACCGACTCGTTGATGTTTCGGGCAACACCGAGGTTGCGAATACTGATCGACATTCCGTTTGGAACCACCGAGTCGAACACGATGCTACTGGTGGTGATCGTATAAGTATTCGGATTCTGGATCACGCCTCCGCGCTCCACAAGGAACATCTCGCGAGTGGTGCTGAGGGGGGCGGGGCTTAGGGCATAAGTATCGCTTCCCGTTCCCGTGTGAGCCCAGACCTGAGGAGTCGTGGCAGCCCCGCCGTACAGGGTCGCGCTGGTCAACTGGGCCATGGTGACGGCATCCTGAGCATTCAGGCCGTCAGAGAGGGCCGTCAGCCGCTTTGACCCGGCATCCCAATGGGTCTGCTGAAGGTTCAGCGGAAGGGCACCAGAGCCCGTGTCCTCGGCTTCCTGAGCGATGTGCAGGAGGCCCTTGGCCATGTTGTCGAGGTCCTGCTCGGTCAGCACGGAGGCATCGTTGAAGTTCACCACATTGCCTTGGAAGCCGGAGACCGTGTTCGGGGTCTCTCGCTGAAGGCGCACAATGGCAAGGTTGGCCGGAGCCGTGGTAAAGCGGACGAACGGGCTGGCCGTGGTCAGATCCTGAAGGGTGTACCCCGTGGTCTGGAGGACATCATTGACATAGACCTTCAGAAAGCCGCTGGAGATCCATCCATCGATGCCGACGAGGCTGAAATCGGTGGTTGAACCGTTAGCGGTATAGAGTTGGTAACTGTTTGCCATTGAAAGTTTCCTTAGATTCAATCCCTGCGGGGCTGGGTCTTCCGGAGGTTGTACTCAGTAGCGATGTCCGACTCAAGAATGTTGAAGTACTGCTTCAGGATGGGCATGTTCTGGCCCGGAAGCAGCAGTCTGGCCTTGTGGAGGGTTCCACGGGTGATCTCACGCTCAATAGACAGGTCGAACGCATCACCCACGGAGGCTCCGTAGAGGTCCTTGCCAACGGCCCACGACCGGGAAACCGCTGCCTGACCGGGGAAGCCGTACCAATCCAAGCCGCTGTAGCGGTAGGGCGAGAACAGGGGATCCTTGTCGGCCAAGGTTTTCCACACAAAATCCGTGGCGGTGGTCGGAAGGAAGAATTCCGAAGGACCCATGGCTGCACCTCGTAGGGCTCCGTCAACGGTCAGCAATTTCTCAGTTTCATTGGCCGCCTCACTATTTCCGGCAGCCACCTGAGAACGCCAGTCTGCATAGTTTCGTGCATATGCAATCAGACCGCTGAGCATCATGGTCGCACCGATTTCCTTGGCAACCTGAATCCCGGCTCCCTTGGAGGTACGACCAGCATTCTGGATCAGGAAGTTGTCGATGCCCTTCAGATTGAAGGTGCGGAACTGAGTGAACAGCCGTCCAGCAAAGCCAAAGGCCAACTTATGGAAGTCGCCTCGGGTCGGGATACTTTGGATTCGGGTATCCACGGTTCGCTGCACGAACGCCTTGACCAAGTCCATTTCCTTGGCATCAAGGTTCTTCAGATTCGTGACGCGCTCCCCGAGGAATCCGTTGCGAAGTTCGGCATTGGCTCCAACAAAGTCGATGATCTTCTGGTACTGCTCGGGCTCCAGACCGAGGGTACGCAAGGTGGCGTTGTCCATCCGAGAAGTCACGCCCTTGCTGACTTCATACAGATGCTGAATGGTCGTAGCCGCCGTCAACTGCTGGGTGAAACTGGTAATCGGAGCGAGGAAGGTGATATCCGACATCAGGTTTGCCGTGCTGTCCAGCCCACGCTTCAGGATCCCGGCGGAAGGATCGGACTGCCCGGTTTCCATGAATGCTCGACGCATACGGTCGGTCGAGGGGGCAAACCAAGTGTCGATGAAGGATGCAAAGTTCTGGGCATCCTTGTCCATGTTCTTCCAGTTGCCGATCATCTCCGGAAGAATGGGCATCTGACGCATCATCTGGAAGAAACCCAAGGTTCCGACGATACGGGCCATTTCGCCCATGGCGGCGAGACCAAACTGCCCACCCGTGGTGAGGTAGCCGTAGGGAATGGCAATGCCAAGGACCCTGTCCAGCACTCCGGTGGTGCCGTGATGCAGCGGTTCATACCGCAGAGCAGCAATGACCTCTCGAAAGCCCTCCTCATGGCCCGGATCAATTTCCCCACCGATCTTTCGAGCAAGTCCAATCATCTCATCGATGGTCGTGACTTCAACCGTGTTCTTCAGGACCGTCCCATCAGAGGTGGTGTACTCGGGACCAAAGACACCACGGATCCTGAGTTCTTCGTTGAAGGCGTTGATCAGCCGCTTCTCGTTGATCGCCCCCATCATGGAGGTCACATACTTCTTGAAGACGAACGGAAGGTCATCGTTGGTCAGATCAGCGATGGACAAGACCGTCTTGCCGTCACCAAGGTGATCAGCACCGTTGACGGTCTGGACAGCGGCCTGTTCGTTCAGCAGGATTCGGGCGCGACCGAAGGGAGTCTTGCTGGGAGTCGTGGCCTTGACCGGACCAAGCAGATCACCGAGAGCCTCGACCAGTTCCTGATCCTGCTCCGTCATCGGGGCATTCTCGGTCTTCTGGGCAATAGAGATCAGCCTTTCCGTAAACGCCGTGGCAGCCGCGTCGATATCCCCCTTAATCGTCTGCTCCACCCCATCGATCACGACCTTGCGACCGTTTTGGTCAATCGCAGCCTTGATCAGCCGAGTCAAATCCTTCTTGCCCTCAGGAGTCGTAGAAAGACGGCGGATCCTGTCCCAACGCCACAGGCGTGGCATGTAGTTGACAACGGCAGACTTGTCAAAGCCGCGAAGGCCCACTTCCGCAGCCATGGCGTGAATCTTGTTGAAGATCTCGCGGAATCCCTTGGCCGCATCATTTACGGCCTCCACGGCATCGTCATAGACTCCCGTCCTCAACTGCTGGGCCACACGGCGATTGAAGTCCCGCCGCAGTTCCTTGTTGCCAAAGGCATTCTTCATGTAGGTGGCAAGAGTCACCTTGTCCATGGGGACATTGTTGGTGCCACCGCCGAGGGCAAACCGGATGAACTGGTTCCGGTATCCACGCATGAAGGCAAACTGCATGTGATGCAGGATGGATGAACCAAACTCAAAGATCGTCTGCGGCTGAGCCTTGTTAAGAGCCTTTCTAGCGTTGAACGACAGATGCCCGATCAATCGGACAGCACCGTTTTTAGACTGCATCATTCGTGCAGCCTGATTACCCCACTTCTCCCAGATCGGAAGACGCTCGGTCAAAAACCTCTGAAGAAGGGGCACATCACTAAAATCGCTAGAACCGGGAAGACCAGAAGGTGTACTTCCGGCGGCAGCCACGCCAGCACGGGTAGCCGGGACCACATTCATCTTGTTGACAAGGCTCGGCGGAAGGTAGATTTCCTTGCCGTCCTTTACCCGCTTGTTGATGACCTGAGCCACGGCAAGCCTACGGGCGTTGGTGTCCAGAACCTTCCTGCCCTTGGCGTTGACCCGAGTCGGTGGGTTCTGCGAGATGCGCCGCAGTTCGTCAATCACATCCGCCACGACTTCGCGGTTGACCGTGGCTCCGCGCTGACGCAACTGCTGCAAGACCTGAAAAATGAGCGAGGACTGGCCGTCAGCGGTCAACTTGCCGCCAGATAGGTGCTTGTTGGTCTTGAACGAATCCCAGATCGCATCGACCATGTCCTCTCTCTGGGAGAGATCCATGAGGCTGCGATCAATTCCTCCGATGAAGGTGCGCTCATTTGGCTTCCGCAGATTGGCCACGACATCAGCCGGGAGATCCTTGCTGACCTCTTCCCAGAATGCCTTGTTGAAGGCTCCGGCGACCAACTTCTGCCGCTCGACCTTGACGATGGCCTGTCCGATCTTGGCAAAAGTGGCTTCATCCAACTTCAGTCCAGCGACCGACAGTTCAAAAGCCGCTGCCTTGATCGCGGAGCGGAGACCGACCACATTTCCGGGCTTGCCCCTGAACCGCCCCCTCAGAACCGCCTGACGGGAGTATGCCTGAAAGCCCTCGTTTGCGGTAAGAGGGATCAGCGTGTCTCCGATATCGTAGACATTCGACCACTTGGTGACCAAGGTGGGGTCGATGACCGGGAGAGACACGGAGCGAGTGCCGGGGATGGCAAGATCCACCCGCCTCGGGCTTCGCTCCCAGTCAGCCCACAGGCTTTTGGCAATCTTGTCAGCCTCTTCCTGAATATTCCCCGTCCCGGCGGCGAACAGCATTCGATCAGCCGCAGCAGGGGAATCAAAGGCCAGACGCGAGTCGTAGGAGACCGTCCAGCCACCGGGCAGATTCACCGTCTTCTCGGCCTTCAGGGCCTTGGCGGCTTCCTCAATCTGGTCCTTGGCGAAGGTACGCCCAAAGACGGCACCACCGAGGATGCCCGACACGCCAGACGAGAAGGCGATGTCGTAGATGACGCTGGAGGCTTCGGGGGAGTAGACCGGATCGATGCCGTTGCGGATGCTCTGGTAGACGATCTCTTCAGCCGCACCCATTGCAGCATACCGAGCAGTCAGGCCAGTTCGGCTGAGCGTTGCTGCGGCCTCCATGGCTGCCTGTCCCACCAACTGGGTTCGGAACATGCCGCTAGACGAAGCAGCAGCCCTCCCTGCCAGCGTAGTCGTGGTGCCCAGTCCAGCCAGCACAAGCGGCTCTGCGGCCATTCCTAGGGCCACCATGCCCCCAATGTCGCCCAAGGTTCCAACGATGCCGCCCGTGCCCAGAGCCTGAGCCTGAGGGAGTCCTGCCTTGACGAACCGGACGCGATCCTTCAACTGCCCAAAGGTGCTGGCAGAGAACAGGTAGTCCCAATGCTCAAATGGAATATCCGAGATGTTGTCGAGAATTCCATCGATGTTGTTGTCCAGACCAAAGGTCAGGTCATCGTTGATTGGATCGAACTCGGCCTTGGTCTTGGTCAGATTGAGCGGAGCATCCTCCTCATCGGCAAAGGGGGTCGCAAGAATTTCTCCCAGATACCACCCGATTCGTCCCGTATCCGTGTTGCGGTTTCCGAGGGCGAATCGACCGCCGTAGCCATCCACGATCTCCTGAATGTCGGGATCGATGACGGGGGTCTGCTGGGCCTTGTGCCGCATCTCCATTGCCTCATAGGGGGAAATGGAGAAGATGGGCGAATCGAAGAATGCTTTTTCCATGTTTAGAACCTAGGAACCCCCGGAGTGGCTTCCATGCCCTCAGTAACAATGTCTCGGTACTGCTTACGCTTTCGTCCGACTTCCTTCTCAGCGTAGATCTTCCGGACCATGTCAACGATCTCGGGATTCTTGCCGGAGGGATTCAGGTCGGTGGAGCGGATCAACTTATTGTCGAGTGCGATGCCATTCTCTCGGACGGCAAGGAGCGCACCATCGGTGGTGGTCTGGACAACGACGAAGGTAGCGTTGGGGGCCTTGGGGTAGTTCACCCGGAGGTAAGCCTCAAGGTACTCCGAATCGACCGAGGAAGACAGATTCTTCTTGGGAATCAGCGACCCACGAACAAGGATGTTGTCGCGCTCCATGGCGGCATTGGCGATGCGGATGGCCTTCTTGTTGTTTCCCATTGCCTCGCCACGCACCGCGTTGGCGTAGTGCTTGAAGTACTCAGCCGTGGAGTAGTAGGTGGCATCCGGCTCGGAAATGCCGTTTCTTCCCCTCCACTCAACCATTGCCGTATTGAATTCCTCGGCAGCGATGCCGCTTCCCGAGTTGAACTCAAGCCAGCCCCATGAATTCTGGCGATCAAAGAAGTTAGTGTCGATCTCCGATCCAAAGACGCGACCAGCCGCGATGTCTCTCTGGATATTGACTGCATCTACGCCAGAAGACAACTGACTCATGGCCCACTTCAACTCGGTGAGCATCCGCTTACCATTGGGTGACTGTGGATTCAGAACTACCCTGTCAAGTTCCAGATTGTTTGCTACAGCGAGGCGGTAAGCGGCCAGCGTATCTTGGAAAGCATCCGAAGCCTCTCCGGTTTCCGCGTTGACTGTGCTGAGTGCTGTGTTGTACAGCAGAGTTGCCTTGCGAACTTCCCGATCATCGTTGAAGACCTCGCCCATCTTCATGCGAAGGAAGCGGAAACGAGATCGAATATCCGACTTGGCCGCCAGTTGAGTAGGAGTATCCGTTACCGTTGCATTCAAGTTCCCATTGAACTGCTGAGCCACAGCCTCTTCCTGTGCAGTCAGGATCCGATCAAGTCGGTCATAGTCCTGTCGATACAGGGTCTGGGCCTTCTCGGTATCGGGAGCCACGCCCATGAGAGAACGCTTGTCATCAATACGGGCCTTCATCTCCACGAACTGAGGAACGCTCGGCATCTCCCCCTTCGGAGGAGAAAGGAAGTTGGCAAACTGCGTAGCAGCAGTCACATCCAGACCATTCTGCTTGTTGCCATCCGGTCCAAGGTCTCCAGTCCAAATGCTCTCCGACAGGGCGGTAATCCGGTACTCAGCCCTCTTCTGAGCAGAACTTTCCCAGACGCGCTCAAAGATACTCCGGTACTGCAACTTCTGGGCTTCGTCCATACCAAAGGTTAGGAACATGGCCTCCATCTTCTCTTCAAGATGGCTTCGATACTTGGCTTCGTCGTTCAGGAATTCGGCAGGGATGATACTGGAGCCTGAACTGTTAATCACTCCAAGAACAGCGTTCTCCTGTTCCTTAATCAGTTCCCGCTTGGCCTCGGCCTTGCCCTGTTCGATCTCGTTCAGGATCCAAGACCGCTTGGACTCAGCCTCGGGACCCGTGATTGAGATCTTGCGATCCGGCCCCTCAACGAACTGGTTGAACTTTTCCAGAGCCTGTTCCTGCGTGATCTTGCCGCTGATGACGGACGGCTTGAGGCCCTGCCACCACTCGTAGAACTGCCGGGACTCCTGCATGGTCAGTTTGTTACGGTTGTTCTCAATCTTGGCACGGTTGGCAAGCAGGGCTGCCTTGGCATACTCCGTGTCCTTGAGCAGGGCGGTACCGGACTTCAAGGAGTTGAAGATCTGCTCGGCACCCTCGACATCCTCGGCAGTCGCCATCTGGTTGATCAGATTGTCAACAATGGCCTCGTTGATCTGCTTTGCGCTGTATCCGGATCGGATGAAGTCATCAGCCGCCTCCTGAAGAGCGAGAGAGGCATTCTGGCTGATGATCTTGTCGGGACTGCGGAAATCAGCCACGGCCTTGGCGACCTCGGCCCCAACACCCACAAGGACGCGCTGGTTGCGGACCTCGGTCACCTTCTCCTCATGCTTCATCCCCATCGATGCGATGTAGGGGTTGAACGCCTCGTAGAAGGCCCTGCTCATGTAGGGTGCATTGCCGATCACCGAGTTCACATTCTGCGTGTACTGGGTGGCCAGCGCATCAAAGCCGGAGGAACCGTCAAAGAACGCCGGGTCTTCCTGAGACCTACGCTCGTAGACTTGGCTGAAGTGGGCTCGGGCCTTCATGCCCTCCATGGTTCCGCTTGCTTGCTGGGCACCGATGGCCATCCACGGGTTCTCGGTGGGCTTGATCTCACCGGAGTCCACCAGCGTCTTGTACGACTTGCGGCTCTGGTTGACGAGGTCAATGCCCTTCTGGACATCCTCCTCGTTCATCTGCTTCTTCATCGACCCGGCAATCTGGGCTGCGGAGACAGACAGGTCCTTGAACGCATCAGCGAACTGGAGGGCAAGGTTGACGCTCTGCTGGTCGTACAGTTCAACTGCCGGGGCCACCGAGGCAACATAGGTGCTTACGGGGGCTGCGGAAACGCCGAGGGATGGTCGCTGCTTTGCCATGGTATTAGGCTAGACGCCCTCCTCCAAAGAGGACTGGAGTGGACTGGTAGGGAGAATACATCTGCGCCGGAGTCGGTGCCTGTGTGAAGTTGGTAGTCGGATTCGCCGCTTCACCAACCCCATCAGGAGTCTTGAACGATCCGAGGGCTCCGTAGACGGAGATTCCGGTCGAGATGCCCTGCATGATGCTGGTTGCCGGGGACACGGTTGCCGGAGGCGGCAGCGGGTTCGGGTAGCCGTTGTTGATGGCATTCTGCCCACGGGCGTAGATCGCCTTGGCTTCCATGGCAGACTGCCCACGGAAGTTGCTGATGTTCCGGATGGCCGTGGACTCAAAGTCAGCGACATCACGGACAAACTGGTTGTGCAGCGCGTCCACGGATCGACCCTCGACTCCCGCAGCGGCAACCGCAGTACGAGCCATGGATCCGGCTTCACGGGCATCCCGGCTCACGGTCTCCAGTTGCTGGCGAGTGGCAGCCATGGTTTCGATCTCGCGCTGCGCCAACTGGTCGATCTGCATCCCGACATCACGAATAACCGCCTCGGCATTCTGCTGGTACTGCTTGTTCTGGGAGATGCCGAGAGAACGCCGATACTTGTTCTGTTCGCTGGCAGCCTTCGACTGTGCTGCAAGATTAACGCCGATTGAGGCGACTCCAACGCCAACGGCTACGGCTACGAATGCCATGTCAATTCTCCGGGGGTGAAATCAGGTTCTGTCTGGTCTGCAAGAGGTGGGCTTCGCTGGTCATCTCCAGTTCGATCTCGTCCACCGTCTTGCCGTTCGTGTGGATGATGGTTGTCCAGACCGTGTCCGCATGGGCCAAGCCAATTCGCTTGTAGCCCTTCTCGGCTGGGAGGATGTGGTATCCGGTCAGGCGCATGACACCGAGGTCCGTGGTCACGGTGATGTCCCCGTTGACGATGCAGATGTTGTCCAGATTCGTCAGGGCACCGACTACGACCGTGTTTGCCGGGACGAGGATGGTCCGGGCATACATCTGGCCGTGAATCAGGTGGGTGGTGTCAATCTTGACCTGAGGCTGCTTCAGCAGTTCCGCTTGCAGGGATTCGGCCTTCTGGATCTCATCCATTGCCAGTCCTCGCAAACTCAACGAACGGAAGCCGACCCTTGCCCCACTCGGGGATCACCCGGACGAACTTGAATCCCACCCAATCAAGCCATCGGATGTGAAGGGTGTTTCGCTGATCGACCATGTTGTACAGCAGCGGAGCCTTGGTCTGGAAGTAGGAGACCCATGCTCGGGACTTCCGGGCAAACTCCATTCGATGATCAAGCAGCCCATTCGCCGCAAGAAGCCAGACCGTAGCGGACACCTTGGGTTCCGTGATCTGGTAGGCAAACATGGCAAGCGGCTTCCGGCTCTGCTCATGGAACACGGTATAGCATTCCGTAGACACGATGTATCCACGGAACAAAGCCTTGTGTGGGGTCTCCCCGAGAGCAGCCTGAGCCTCAGCGATGTCCTCAGGACGCATGTCCGCAGCAATCTGGTGAATGTCTGGGAGAATGGTCCTACGGGCATCGATCAAGCATTGTACCTCTGGGCCCGATCATTGTAGTAAGCCTCCATCTCGCCACTCAGGAACTTGGAGGGCATGTGGGAGTCATTGATGATCTTCAGGATCAGGTTGTCGTTCTTGGAGAACACCGGGATCCTGACGGCTCCGGAGGAGATGTTGGTTACCCCGATGACTCCGGTACCGATGATCTCTCCCGTGAACGGATAGACATAGGTGTCCTCGGTCTTGATCTCTGCCGTGACCCGGAAATAGGCCGTGTCGGCGTACTGGAGGGTGAGGTATCGGAGTTGGTACCGACCACTCACAAGGGCAGCCTGACCCCTTCCTGCGGCTCCCTTGAGGTACTGGGTGGAGAACTGGAAGGTCATAGTGTAGGGAACGCCGATCCAGACCGCCCGTGCGCTCCAGTCTCCGTTCACCACCACCGTACCAGCCGTTGGCTCTGAGTAATTCGTGCCCCCGGTCTTGCTCAGGACATAGCCGTTGGTGCCGACCACTTGGACATTGCCGTGCGACAGGGGCTTGGCAAGGGTGAAGGTGGTCCTTCCGGTAGTCGAGTTGTAGGTACCCGTACCAGCCGCGTAGTACTTCCGCTGATCAAGATGGGTCAGCCAGTCCCTGCTGCTTACAGCCGAGTCGGAGATCCCTGCACCCATCCGGATCTTCTCGTAGGTGATGAAGGCCGTGCTGGAGTTGGTGGCGGTACGGAGGACGGCGATGTACAGATCCGACTCCACGAACCCAGCCCAGATCGCCTTGGCAAAGGCCCCGGAGATGACGCTGGAGTCCGCAAAGGTAAACCTGAACCACGCAGACTGCACCCGCTCGTTGTTCACCATGAAGTAGCGATACCCATACAGATTTCCCTGCGACACGATGAAGGCGATGTTGTCGTGGGTGGTTGCCGTCAGGTGGGTGGGCAGTCCGGGGATGTACCGGGCCACATTGTTGGTCAGATCGTTGGCAAGGTAGGCCCCGTCCAAGGCTGGCTGCGGGATCAGTTCACGCATCCCCACATAGTCGCCGTTGGAGTAGGTGAAGAAGATGCTGTTGGCCGAGGACACGGGCTTGACGATGGATGCCTGATTCTCGTAGTCCGCTGCCGGAATCAAGGCAATGGACTTGGGAGACAGGACATCACCACCTCGCAGCACCATCTGGCTGTTGGGCGTAAACAGGATCAGATCCCGGTTGAAGGGGATTGCCGCCAAGATCTTGCCGACACGGGGACTGGAGGAGGCGACATCGATAATGTCCGAGTCCAGAAGATCCAGCGTGGTGGTTCGGAAGAAATTGAAGAACGAGGAGACCTCGCTGAAGACGATGTTCTCGCCCGACATGAATCCGAGCCGATTCTGGTGCAGCACCATCTCCTGAATCTTCAGCCCGAGGAAGGACGGGTAGGGATTGGTCTCGTCGCTGCCAACCAGTCGATTGGTCCACTTGTAGGTGCTGTAGTCAGCCCCGGCAGGGACATTGGATCCCGGAGTGCTGCCATCGGCGTACTTCAGCATGAAGGTGCCGTCAGACTGCCGGATCAGGATCGCAGGAAGCGTGGAGTTGGTCCAGAGATACTTCACGCCCGGAGCAACGGTCTCCTCCCAGATTCCACGGGAGAAAGTTCCGTTGTCTGCCACGAACTTGACATAGTAGTCATCGATGTCCGACTCGGGGCTGCCGAGGACACGCACGGTATAGCCATGAGGTGCCGTAGGAGGAAGATCCTCAAACCGAGTCACCTCGTCCCGAATCAGGGTCATTCCTTCCCCGGCAAAGTCATCGGTCAGCACCGCGTTGAAATCAACCGTGGACTGGATATACAGGACGCCATCGGCAAGAAGGGAGTTGCCGTAAGTCGCGTGGGCGTTGATGCCACCCGAAGGGCCGCTGTACTGACCGCTGGTTCCATCAAACAAAGATGCAGCCACATGGTGGGTTCCAATATCGCCCGCACCTGAGGCAGCATGGCTAAAAGTCGTGGTTGTCGGAGATGCTCCAGTCGTGGTCAACGCAATGGAGTGTTTCCGATGGTAGTTGGATTGACGAATCCAGATCAGACAGGCCCGTGCATAGTTAGTCGGGGTGCTGGAGGAAAGCGTGGCAGCAGCCGTCACCGTGGTGGTGGTGTTCAGGATGAACGACACATCACCGATGGTCAGGATCTTCCGCTGATCAGCCGTGGCGGTTCCTAGGGTCGTGGCCCCGTCCACATACAGCGTCTTCCTATTACCCGCCAGATCGTAGATGTCCAGCGTCCCGTCCTGCTGCACCGACAACAGGTACCGCTCCGACTCGTCCCGCTCAACCATGTGGATGAACGGGGGCTGGGTCAGGGAGCAAGTACGCAGGGTTCCCGAGGCATTTGCCACCGCCGAGATATGCTCGGACGGAGGCCGCTTCATCAGCCCTTCCACGGGGGAAGGCACGGCGTTGTCGATGGCCTCGGCCTCGTTGGTTGCCCGGATGGCAGGAGGCTGCTGGCTTACGCCACCGATGAAGTTCGGGATGGGAGAGGTAATCAGGGGCATCAGATCACTCGGTAGGAGCCACGGCGGATGAAGGTACGGTACACATCGGGGTGATCGAAGATGGTGTAGTCACCGACTTCGTTCTCGTACTCGGTCATCCGGGCAAGGGCCTGAATCTCGTCCTGCTGGGTGAAGCCGTGGAGGGTCTGGGAGCCCACCATGCGGTCTTGGTAGATCCGGGCAGCACGGATGGTGATGTACCGCTTGGCCGCCTCCGGCATGTCATCGAAGTCCATCAGGTTGACGCGAATCACCGTGATGGATTCGGTGAACTGGTAGGAGTTCGTCTTCCGGTTGTACAGACGGTTGCCGCGAAGGACGATGTCGTAGTTGAGGTTATACCGGGGATCCATGTCCACCCGCACAACGCTGTCGCTCACATAGATGAAGCCGCTGGAGGTCTCCGGGCTCATCACGACATTCTCGTCCGTGTTGAACTGCCATCCGTAGGACAGGACTTCCCGAGTTACCTCGTCCAGAAGATTCTGGGCAATCAGGGAGTCGGCCCTCTGGGCATTCAGGGAGTTGATCGGCGGTTCTCCCACGGTAGCCAGAATGGTGTTGATGGCTTGCAGTTTGGTGGTCTTGGTCAGGGCCATTCTAGGATCCTAGACTCAAAGAAAAGAGGGGGTGGAACCCAACTAAGGGAACCACCCCCTCTTCATTCCAGAGGAAGTGATCTACACCCGGCTATTAGGCCGTGGCGTAGAGTTCGTAGCAGCACTCCTCGCGGAGGACGTTGTGACCCATGGCGTACTTGGCAAGCATGAGCGTACCAAGGCGTTCCATGATGTACTCCGACTCCAGCGAGAGATCCATCAACTTGACCGTGCCGAGAGCCTCACGGTGGAAGATGATGCCACGGGTGCTGGTGTAGTTGAGGCCAGAGTAGCCCGTATCGGCACCCGACAGGTCGTTCTTGATGCCCGAAGCACCATGGAGAGTGTCCTGAGTGCTGGACTCATTGGCAGTCGGCACATGGTTGCTCTTCATGATCTGAATGCCAGCAACCCGGATGATCTCACCACGGGCCACGCTGCCCTCACCCGCATAGTCGCGGTTGATGGCATCGGACTGGCTGTTGACCATCTTGTAGTACTCGCCCGGAGGCAGGATGGCGTAGCGGTCCTCCGAGGGGACATTGGCCTCGTCCATCTTCTGAGCAGCCACGAAGAAAGCATCAAGCAGTTCGTCACCCGTGGGCGTGGCGGTGGAACCAGCGCGAACACGGGCACCGAGGTAGCCGTCCGAAGCCGTCGAACCGCCGAAGCGATCCGTGGTCTTACGGGCACCAGCGATCACGCTTCGGATCAGGTTCTTGTCAGCCGTGTAGGCCAGAGCGCGACCAATCTCCGTGCTGTAGATGCTGCGGACATCGTAGTGGTTCTTCATCTCATCGATGTCGGCCACGAAGACGCTGGAGACAAGCACATCATCGATGAAGATGACCTTCTCGTTGTGCTTGAAGCGGCTGAGGTACTTCGAGGTAGGGCTGTTGCCCGTATCAAAGGACACGCCAGTCGCAAAGGTTGAAGCCGATGCGCCAGCAAAGCCCTCAGCACCCGTAGCCTCGCTGAGGACGGACTCGCCGGGGACATGGTACTTGGCACCAGCCACGCCAGTCACCGGGAAGGTAGCAGACTTGCCGCTCTGGATCGTGCGAACACGGTGGAGGGGCATCATCACGTTGTACTTCTCAAAGGTCGTGATGATCTCACCACTAAAGACCTTCAAGAAAAGAGCGTCAGCATCTCCGGCCAGATTCGCCTGACCAAGACGCGACGGATTAACAAAATCCGGCATTGTTGTTGTTTCCTAAGTAGAAGTTACGATTGTAGATGATCGAATGCCTTCTGCATCGGTTGTCCCTCGCAAGGGGCCTCCGCTTCTAGCATCTCCCCAGCCCATCTGTTAACTGGAGAAAGAAAGGAACCCGCCAGATTTCTCTGGGGGGTTCCGATGGCCTACGCGAATCAAGTGAGGGTCGATGCCTCACGGCGCAGCCGGGGGGTCTTCTGGCACATCCGCAGCCCACCAACCAGCCGGGATCTCGACCTTGTTGGCAGACTTGACACGGGTACCGTCCTTTTGGACCACGAAGACATGGGCCTTGACTGGCTCAGCCAGTTGGACCGGAGTCCCCGGTGGAACGATGATCACGGTGGTCCCGCACCCGGCGATGAAACCGAGAGCGCACACCGCCAGCATTCGGGTCAGCACCTTGTGCATAAGTTTCCTTAGATACTAATCGTTCAAGGAATTCAAGGATTGCCGTGACCAGTTCCTTGACCCAGCCCCACATCACGCCTTCTTCTCGGCATCCTTGGCCATGATCAGGCCGATGCCAGCCGTGATGGCCGCGATGACCGAGCCGATGTCGAAGGTGGTGGCGGGATCGCCGTCAAGCAGGGCAATGGCTGCCGAGGAGACTGCGGTGAGAATGGTGGCGATGCCGAGGACGGTGGTCTTCATGTTGGACTTCATCGATTGACTCCGAGTGCGTTGGAAAGAGCGACCCGCTGCTCGACATCCTGACGATATGCGGGGTCCTTGGCATACCGGGGATCCTTCATGGCCGACACGATCTCAGCGATGCTGCGGAATGCGCTGCTGCCGCTGGAACCGGAGGTCTCGCCCTGAATGAGCCGACCCTTGACCCCGTTCGACTGCTCAAACCGAGCCTTGAGACCCTGAACCGCCATGCGGATGGTGTTCATGTTGCCCGAGCCGATGATGTCGTTGAAGGTATCGACCTCGGCCTCCGGAAGCGCATCGGCAGCCCACTCCAGCATCGACTGGTACTGGGGCTCACCTCCGGCCATGCCGTAGATGCTGTTGATGTTGGCATCCATGACCGCCTTCTGCCCCTCGACATAGGCACGGACGATCTCCTCGGGAATGCCGAGGCTGCTGACGGCCTTCACGGACTCGTCGCTCAGGTCGCCGTTGGCGATGAACTCCTCGCTGTACTTCTGGAACGCATCCGGGGTGATCCCGGTCTTGGTCCCGATCTTCTTCTCCAGTTCGGAGTAAGCCTTGGCCATGTCCTCCGCGTTCTGGAACTTCTCGGGGAGCCAGCCCGGACGATTCTCCTGCGGAACCTCCGGGGCAGCGGTGACTGGAGCCTGTTCGTTCATGGCCTGAGCCAGAGCGTCAGTCTCGTTGTTCGACTCTGCGGTATCTCGGACGATGGTGACTTGCTGGTGATTGCTCATTGCTGTGTCTGCTGCGATTCAACGATGTTGCCCATGGTCTGTGCAGCCTGAGGAGTCATCTGCTGGAGCATCTGCTGCTGCATGGCGGCTTGCTGCTCGGCCTGAATCTGCTCCTCGGTCTTCACAAGGCCAGCCGTGTCGATTCCTAGGGCTGCTGCACGGCGGTTCATGTATTCCCGGAAATCAATGTACTGCTGAAGACCGCCGGGACCCAGAATCTGGGCAATTCCCTGAAGATAAATGTCCAGTCGGTTCAGGTCATTACCACGGCCAAGGGCATCGATTCCGGTGACGATGGTGGGGGTAATGAAGTTCTTGTTGATCTTGGGCATCTTCTTGGCCTTGGTCAGGCGGTCGATGATGCGGTTGACCAGAGGCAACTGGAACTCCTGAGACAGGAGGCTGTAGATGCCGCCAAGTTGCCGTTCGATGCTCTGGGTGACCAGCCGGATCTCCTCGGCGGTGACACGCTCGGCGTTGCGGATGGAAGCCTCGGTGAGCAGGAAGGCGTAGGACATCCGCTCGTTGATGCTGTTCATCGTCTGCAAGGCAACGCTCAGGTCTGCGGCCTTCTGCACCTGAAGCACGGTGACATCGGCGGCATTGCCTTCGATGATGGCCCCGTTCTGGCTCTGAGCCAACTTCTTGGCTCGGGTGGTGCCCACGGGGTTGACGAGGAACAGCACCTTGGCCATGGCAGCGGCAGCCTCAACAATGCTCTTGGAGAGGCTGTCGAGGGCCACCAGATCGCCGTAGTACTGCTCGACATACGACCGACCGTAGTCCTCGCCGTCCACCCGGTTCATGCGAAGGGCGAAGAACGGATTGCGCTCGGCGGGGTAGATCGACACGGAGTCGGGCAGGATGGTGTCACCGATCTTCTGGTGAACCTCGACCTTCCCATCCGGCAGGGTGTAGCAACAGGTGTAGATGTCCACCGTGCTTTCGTGGGCGCACATGCAAGTCTTGGCGATTGCAGCCGCCTCAGGAGGAAGCATGGCCGGAGCCACGGTCTCCTTGACCACGATCTTCCGCACATTGCCCATGGGGTCGCGCTTGATCACATATCGATCAAGACGAATGACCCGCATGGGACCGTCATCAGGGAGGTAGATCAGAACATTCCCGGCGACGATCAGGTGCTTCAGGGCTTCAAAGAGACCGACCCGGATGTTCTGGGATTCGATCTCCTTCATCACCGTCCGCTCCATCTCCGACAGGCTCTGCTCGGCCTCGGCCTTGGCTCGGGGAGACAGGCTCTCCAGATTCTTGGCCGCCTTCGGATCGATGATGAACCGGAAGAAGGGGGCGTTGGGAGGGAGGAGCGACAGCAGCAGGGCAGAGGCAAGGTTGTTGACCCCACGGGCTCCCACCGACTGCCACGGAGCCGTGAACTTGGTCGCGGTCTGGTTGCCTTCATCCGTGAAGATGTGGGGCAGGGTCAGACGAGCGCAGTCACGGGCCCGTTCAAGGTAGGAGAACCGTTGGGTTTCCAGATTCAGGTAGAGGGCCTTGCCCATTTCTGCCATGGCTTAGACTCCGGGGATGTTGGTGCCGGGGGTAGAACCCATCTGGATCACCATGCCACGCTTGCCCTTGCGCTTGATGGTGGCATCGGACATCTTCGGGGCAGCCGGAGCAGCCTGAAGGGTACCGGGGGCGACCACGTTGGGCATCTGCGGAGCCTCAGGCAACTTGACCTCAGGCGGCGGGGGCGGGGCTGAAGGGCCTCGGGTACACATTATTGTTCTTGCTCCTCAAGAAGACGATTCAGGTAACGGACCACGGATCGCTGACCAGACTGAAAGAAAATCTCCGGCAGCCCCTGACTGGGGTCCGGAGACTTCTCTGGGAATTGCTGGTCAAGGAAGGCCACCAGTTCGACGCTAAGCCGGGGAGGTGGCAAAAGAAAACCTTCCTTAGAAGCAATGTTATTCATTGTTTTTCTGACTCTGGGTGTAGGCGTAGAGGATGATGGAGTAGTTGATGATGTCGAGGATCGTGTCACGCAGGGCTTCATCCTTGACCTTGAACTCTCCGGTCGTGATGAAGGTGGAGAGCCGCGACATCTTGTCGGTCAGACGGACGAGGATTCCAGCCTCAGTCTTGCAGATCCCCATGGCCTCGCAGCGGGTGAAGTTGAGGAAGGGATGCGTATCGTCCTTGCCTCCGCTGTAGTCGTGGTTCTTCCGCTCAGACAGGCCACGGGCCTCGTCACACAGTTCCTTGTGCATTGCCAGCAGACGGCTTCGATTCATGGTGTCCACAGTTTGACCTCCTTGGTGTCCCAATCGTACTCGCCATGGCGCAGGATCCGGGCACACCGGGCCTGAGTCAGGGCATATTCCTCGTTGAATCCGGCGGTGGTGTAAGCCTTCTGCACCTCGTCCCAAGTTCCGTTCTTCAGGATCTTGGCAGCGGTCACGGGGCCTACGCCCTCAAGACCCGGATACCCATCGGTCTTGTCTCCCGTCAGGGTCTGCATCAGCCAGTTCCTGTCGGCCTCCTGCTTGGTGATGAACCGGGGCTCATCGTCCTTGTCGGGATTCCACAGCGCACCGGGGATGCAGTTCAGGTCCTTGTCGGAGGACACGATGACGGGATTCTCGTAGGTGCCCTCCGTGGACAGGATGCCGAGGATGTCATCACCCTCCAGCGGATCCTCCTCCTTCACCGGGTACGCCTGAGCCAGCATCTCCTTGACGGGCTTGTATCCGCAGGGCTTGCGACAAGCCTTACGATGGGCCTTGTACTCGGGGTAGATGACCTTGCGGAAGTTGTCCTTGCCCGTGAAGGCCACAACCATGAAGGACGCATCCAACTTTGTCTTCCACTCGTCAAGCCGAGCGATGCAGATGTTGAGTGCCTCATGCACATTGCAGAAGGCGACATCGGTCTCGTCATCGAACCGCGCCACATACTCGGCAGCGGAGCAGACGGAGTAGATCAGGATGTCACCGTCGATCAGCAGCGTTCTCATTTCTCATTCCTCCGAGTGGGCATCCGTTGCCCGTGTGAGTACTTCGATCAGTCCGTATGAACCGTGGAGCGTGGACTTCACGGAAATGCTGTAGTTGTCCTCGGACTTGGTCTTGGCCGAGTAGCCGATGAAGAGCATCTCATCGAATCGCTTCTTGAGTTCGTGGATGAGTTCGTCGGTCTGCATGAACTCAATCGGTGTAGACATGCTTAAGTTTCCTCAGGGAGTTGATGTGGCTCTGTCGTTCGCTCTTGCACTTGGCAGCAGCAGCCGCAAACAGCGTGGCGATCTGCGGGTACTTGATGATTGAGTATCGCGCAACGCAGGACAGGTAGGAGAGAGCCTTTGCTCCGCAAAGCGTCCATACAAAGATGTCCTCATCCTTGAGTCTGACACTCCCACCCCACCTGTCCTGCATCTGCACCAGAACACCGTAGTGCTTGTTGGTGACTTCGATGGATGGTGTACGGTTCCACCGTATGCATCCCTCGCCGTCAAGCAATCCAGCCGCATAGGCGTTCAATGTGTTTCTGCCCAGTTTGCCCCCACTCGGTACTCGCCGTCCAGTTGGCATCGGAAACCAAGGTCCCTTCCGGCCTGTTGGATGGCCTTGATCACGATCTTACCAACTCGGTCTCCGTCCTTGGGAGAAACGATGAATTGGTATTCGTCATGGACCGAGGCAACCTGTTCGACTTCGATGCCCTTGGACAGGAAGTCATCCCAAGCAATCACGCAAGCAGCCTTCATCACCACCGCACCAGCGGACTGAAGCAGGGTGTTGAGCGCAGCATGTTCCGACCTCGGGTACAGGGGACGGGAGTCCACGCCTCGTAGGAAGCCGTTGGCAGCCAGAGCCGTGGAGACATCCTCCTTGAGCCTGAGGTAAGCCGGGACCTTGGCCTCAAAGTTGGCACGGGCCTTGGAGCCGCGCTTCTTGTCGCCTCCGAGGACCATACCCAACTTGTCGTTGCCAGCCCCGTAGATCAGGGCGTAGATGGCTCCCTTGGCTTGGTTACGGGCAGCCTTGTGGTCGGGGTTGGCCTTGTCCTGCACGGCATCCTTGGTCAGGCCGAAGGCGATGGCGTTGGCCCAATGGATGTCGCCCTCAAGGATTGCCTTGGCGTACTCGCCCTTGTCGTACCGTCCGAGGAAGTGGGCAAGACATCGGAGTTCCAGACCCGAGGCATCCACGCCCACCAGCACCTTGCCCTTGGAGGCGGTGAACAGGCTGCGGTACTCGGGAGCCGAGGGGATCTGGGCCATGTTGGGATTGCGGTGGGTGCAGCGTCCGGTGATGGCACCGTTGGTGTTGACCCGTCCGTGGATCCGATTGTCGGTACCGACCAACTTGAGCCATGCCTCGTCGCCATCGGCCAACTGCCCGAGCCGCTTCTGCGTGGTCAGGTAATCACCGAGGAGGTCTGCCTCCTTGTATCCAAGTGAAGACAGCACCGCTTCATCGACCCGAGGCTTGCCGTCCGGAGTGAACTCGGTGGGCTTCCAGCCGTAGCGGTCGATCAGACGGGACGCAATCTGCACACGGCTGCCGGGGTTGAACACCTCGACCTTGGGCTTCAGGGCCCTGCCAGTCTTCGCAGAGATGCGCTCCGTGGTGATCGGCGGGAATGCCTTCTGGAGTTCCTGTTCGATGGCGAGGTTGGCCTTCAGCAGATCCGCGTGGAGCCTACGGGCAGCATCGACATCGAAGGGGAAGCCGACTCGCTCCTGCTCACGGATGATCTCCGCGAACCTGTGTTCAAGAACGCAAGCCTTCTCAGCGAGGGGCATGGCCTTGTGGGACAGGAGGTGCTTGTGCAGTTCCACGGTGACACGGACATCCTGCTTGCAGTACTCGCGCAGTTGAGCCGTGTCCTCGCTGAAGTCCGGGGCATCGGCCTTGAGCATCCCGAGGCGAACGCCCCAAGCCTTGAGGGACTGGCTGCCGATCAACTCCTTCGGGAAGTCCTTGATCTGGAAGTCCCGCTCACGCTGATCCGCATGGAGCAGACGAGCCATGAGCAGCGTGTCCGTCATCCGCTTGACCCTGAAGGTGGGATGCTTCTTGGTCAAGGCAGGAATGTCGAAGGACATGATGTTGTGGCCGATGACCTCATCCGCGTTCTGGAGAAGGGTCAGCCCGTCCTTGATGTCCACGATCTCTGGGTCTGCACCGTCAACGCTGACGGCCATGCACAGGATCGTCTTGAGGTCGCTCAGATGCAGCCAGTCAAATAGCGCGTTGGTTTCGATGTCGAAGTAAATCTTCATGGCGTTCTCCTTTGTCTAGTCGCTAGAGAAGGTCGGACTCTACCAGTCCTTGCTTCTCGAAATGAACCTTGATCTTCTTCAGCGCGAGATCATGCACGGACTTGATCTCCTCTGCCGACATGGGGTCATCAGGGTACTTCAAGTTGTACAGCCTTGCAAGTTCCACCCATGTGGACGGCTCCTGCGGTGCCTTGCGGCGATCCCTGTACGGGCGAACCTCGTATCCATACAGGGAGATCCGGGAGATCAACTGGGGGCTGACTCCGAACTTCCGGGCGATCTCTGCCTTGGGCATCCCGGACTCAGCCAGTTCCTTGACCTGTACTTCCTGTTCCTTCGTCAGACTTCGCTTACGCATCCTGCATCCTGTCTAGCCGATTCACGGCTCGTTCCAGCCTGTCCAAGGCCCTGAGTACATCAGCCTTGCTCTTGACCGACTTGTCGGAGGAGTTCCTTCGCCAAGCATCAACGACCTCACGCGAGGACTCCACGATGCTCAGCACGATTCGCTTCATGGATCTGCTGATCATGCATATCTCTCCAAGGCTTGCCACGAAGCGGGGAAGTACTCATAGCAGTTCTTGGCGATGCCGTAGGCGATCTCCTGCGTTTCCTGCTGAGCCGTTCTGTGTGTGCGCTGCGTGACTACGCGGTGGAAGGCAAGCAGAGATCCGGTCCAGATCCACTCGGTGTACATGGCCTGAGGAAGCACCGCCCTAGCCTGTTCGGCGCATACGCCCTGACTGAGGAGGTTCTCGTAGGTCCGCTTGGCAAGTTCAACCGCGTAGATGTAGTCCGAGATCAGCACCGGATTGTTCACCAGTTCCTCGCTGCTGCCCTGCTTGACATTGGGAGCAGCCTTGCGGAATGCGCCATCCGGCCTCCACATGTCGATGTCGGTCTTGACATAGCGGCGGCTGACCTCGTTCCACACCAGCCCGACCTGATGCTTCGCCAGTTGACGGGCCACGAAGATCGGAGCCTTGATGCGGAACTTCAGGCAAGTGTGAGCGAACGGCGACCAATGGTTGTGTCTCGCCAAGTAGTCCAAGAGAGATCGGTTCTGATCATCGGTGTAGTGCGCGGCCTCCTTGTCGAAGGACACACGGGCGGCATTGACGATGGACTCGTCGTTGCCCATCCATTCAAGAAGAAATACGCTCACTTGCCGTCCTCCTTGTAGCAGTCCCACTCTCGACGCTTGGCTTCAGTACGAGCGCGTCGATACATGTCATCCACGGATAGGCAGTTACCTACGGCTTCGGCTTCACACCACATCCGCCTCGCCTCGTCGCGCTCGGCGGTGATGGTTGCGTTCTCCTTCCTGTTCTCCTCCAACGCCCACCGCAGTTCTTCGATGAGTTGCGTGGCGTTTGGTGTCGTTCCGCTCAAGCCCCGCGTCTGGGCGAGGATGCGGTCGGACTTCTGTGCGAGTGTCATGGCGCAGGTGTTACTGAACAT